GTACATGAACTCATACGGTAAATCTGGGTTCTTCGCCATCTGAAAAAGCGCAGTTGCAAGACTATCCTTTCCGCTTATTGGAATAATGTGACGTTCTGACCTGAATAAATCTTTTTGAAATCCAACAGGATCTGTTTTCATTTTCTGCGGCTTTTAGCGTTTAAGCCTTGTTTCATTTTTTCTTCCATCCAATCCTCAAAACTTGGCGAACCTGGAAGCAGTCGGCCTTCGTGGCTCATGGGATTAGAATAAAGTCGGGCGTATTCAATCTTGAGATAATGCAAGATTACCTGATTGTCGTCATGGTGGTGGCTTCGCTGCCGCTTTGGTTCCCATTGGCCTTCCTCTTGGATCTCCTTGCTCGTCAGTTTCGGAACACGCTTTGGTGCGGGTATCTTTGAAATCTCGTCCAGCCATGCCTGAATGCGCTGCTGATGCACTTCATACGGGACTGATTCAACCGGTTCTGATTTCGCTTCCTCCTTCTTTACCGGCTCCTGCTGCAACTGTACGCCCGTGTTCTGCTTTCCGTATGGCATTGTGCCAAGCACGTTAAAGATGTGCTTACGGTGTTCGGTGATGGGCTTACGGGTTAATGTTTCGTCACTCACCACCTGCCCGTAAACTTTCAGGATTGCAGCGTCAAGGTCTTTGCCCCGTGCCGGAACCCGGATCATTTCCATCCAAAGCTCGTTGGACTTTACTTCTTTGGTGAAGGCTTCAAGGGTCATTCTGATTCCTTTACTTCGTAATTATCCAAAAGTCTTTGCAGTTCAACCATCAACGCAGACGCATCTTCACGCGTTAATATGACAGATTGATAAGAATAGTAATCATTATTATCCTCTGGCTCAATCTCAAGCATAACAAAGCCTTCATTGTTAACAAAAACCTCTAACGTTTGATCGTTTTTGTCGAGTATCTTAAATAACACCATATCTTCTACTTTATAGCTTTTTATCATTTGGCATTGCATGAATTGTTTTAATCTTTCCTTCCTTGTTCCTGATCGGTCGTTTCTCCAAATCAAGCACAAACTGTTTAACAGCGTCTTTTGCCTTTAGTGGAATCCTTACCACTACGGTAGGCTCTTTTTTGGGTCTGCCGCCCTTGTTTTTTTTCTTTTGTTCCATAGTGTAAATGTAACGAAAATGTATAGAATTCTGTTACAATAACCTGAAATTTATTTTCAATCATTCAAGAGAAAAAGAAACGGCTGGAAGTAGGTAAGAAAACAAGTTTACCCCCTACCCCCTATAGAGAATAAACCTATTATTCTTACCTTAGTATTCAATCGAATGAAGTATCCGTATGTTTAGTTTCGGCTCACTGGGGCTATCAAGTTGCCAACGCCATCAATGATTTAAAAGAAGCTGCTGCTGCCGGCCATATTTGAGATATGACGGGACTTTTACACTTGGGTCGTGCGGGCTGTGAGCGTGGCGCAAACGGGGTCTAATGAAGCGGAAACCCCTTAAAAGTAGAAACCCTCGGAAGTAATTCACTTGCGCCACACAATGAACTACCTCTAAGGGTTTCCGAATTTCTTTACCTGAACGTAAAAAGTGGCGTTACGGTTCAATTCTGCAAACATAGCAAATTACCTGCTATCCTGCCATACCTTGGAGAGAATTTTTTTAAAGTCCGTAAAGGCGCGGATTACCTGTTTGCTTTAAAATCTCGCCTATTTTTTAAGGTTTGGTTTTACAGGGTTCCGCACTCGATACGTTTTTAACTAATTGACTTTATTATTTGGATCTCTTTTTCAGAGAGAGGCCATTTAATTATTTGCTCTTTTTCTGCTGCTGCTTTTTCTGCTGCTGCTTTTTCTGCTGCTGCTTTTTCTGCTGCTGCTTTTTTCGCGTAAACCTTATTTTCGGCAGAACTATCAGACATCAAGAACCCACTACCAAATATTGCCTTGCCATGCGCCTTTTGTGATTCAAGTCCTCTGCAATGCTTCAAATCTTTTTTATCCACGCTTATAGATATACCCCTATCAATAATCCACTGAACATGACTTACAGTTATAACATTATCTGGGTATTCATACTTTGGTAGATTTACCTTATTACGTTCTTCCAGGTCAATAAACTTTTTTAATAACAAGTGGTCTCCGAGTATTTTAACACTACCAAACATATTTGATAAGAAAGATGTTTTAACCACAGCCCCATTTTCGTAAGTCACACTTCCTCCAACAACGATATGAGTACAGTCAATGTCTGAGCCAAATAAAGTTAGATGAGGGGCGAACAGGAAAAATCTAATACCACGAGAAATGTAAAATTTTGCAATCTTTGAAATAATTGAGAATGGAGGGTTGTCTATCACAACGCAGTTATTTGGGTAGTCAATGCTCTCAAAATCACCCCCAGGGAAAAATGGGCGTATAATTTCACATCCACTTATATCACACTTTTCATTAACGTAATCAAGTACTATCTGAAACACGTCCTTTGGTGTATAGCAGTCGTCCGTTGTTCTTTTTATCTCAAATTTTTCAACAAATTGATCGTAATCGCTGAAAAGATCTTTTTTACGGCTTTGCTTTTTTGCAAACCTTACCTCTTCATTTCCAAATAAATCAACAACCTTGTAAATGCTATTACTCATCTTTAAAAACCAGTTAAAACAATGTTGTCTGTGCTACGTGGTTCTTTAAACGCTTGCCCAATGGTTATAAATTCGCTTTATAAGTTCCGCAAATTGGGATTGACTGAGTGTGTTTTTAGCGGTGTTACAAAACTTACAGCAAGGCACAACGTTATCTTTGGTGTAACCGACCGATGAATCCTTTCTGTCAATGCCGTTATATTTCAATACAAAATCAGTAACGACTACCTTATCCTTGCCATATCTAACATCATACTGCGAGTTGGTTGGTTTAGATCCGCAGTAATGGCAGTCACTTAAAGATAATTTCTTGAACTCATCAAATGAAATGTATTGGGTATTGGAAAATCTTAAGTTGTGTCGTTTTTTAAGAGGGCTATAAACAAGTAAAAGCATAGCCTTTTCCCGATCAAAATTCTTATTTTTAGCATACCTAGCATCCCTTAGTAGGCATCCACAGCTTTTACTCTTTCCGTTATTTAGGCTTTCTGAAGTTACTGTATGCTCATTACCACAATCGCAAATGCAATCCCATCTAACCTGTCTACGGTTCCCATTGACTGGATTCCTCTTTATAACTATTAGCCTGCCAAATCTTTTATTTACTATGTCCTTCGGTAAAGCCATCTATCTAAAATAATTTCTGTTGTGAAACATGCTGCCGTAGCCTCTTGACCCCTGCATTAAAATAGTCGACATCTATTTCACAAACAGTCAAATCAAACTTGTAGTCATGGGCTGCTATAGCGATGCTCATTGATCCGCCATGCGTGTCGAGTATCTTGTCTCCTTCTTTGGCGTAGTTGTGAAGCAACCATTTGTAAAGCGCAATTGGCTTCATTGTGGGGTGTATCTTTTCACCCTTGCTTGTATTATGCTTATGGATGGTCATTTCAAATACCTTTGCTGGTGTTTTTAAAGAAGGACTAACCCACGCGTACTCGGCAGAAGCGAAGTTTTCGACAGTCTGGTGTTTATTCCAAACGCAGAAATATTCACTAACTGGCAAAATGTAGTTATTTGCGCCCCAAATTATTTGACCTTTAGAAACTCTAAAAAGCTCTTCAAAGTATTCTGGCGATGGCGTTGTGTTGTTCCATTGATTCATTTTGCCACTGGCGTCTATTCTGGATCCAACACCCCGTTTTTGCTGTGATCCGATGTTGTAAGGCGGATCCACAATAGCCAAATCAAAGTACTTATCTGGTACGGTACGCATGAACTCCATGTTATCCATGTTGTGCAGGGTAATGTTTCCGATCTTCTCGGTTCGTACTTCTGTTAAAACTTCTTTCATTTAAAACCAGTTTATCAGTGTAGTATTGAATAGTTTGCCGGAAGCCAATCTTCCTCGGTAAGCCTACCAGAACCCAAACATTCCGGGTGGATGGTGGTAGATGTAGCCCAATTGTCGAGCGAATAAAAAACCCGGTTCCATTGTATCCTACGCTGCGCGGGGCAATGCCTGCACTGGTTGTTGTACTCCCATGAGTGCAGCTTCTTGCGTCTTTTCTGGAACTTGTATACCGGGGCTTGGATCATGGCTTCCTGAACTGTTTACGTGCGCTACGAATGATTATTACCCCGGCAACGCAGGCCAGCGTGAATATTGTCCAGAACCCTGTGAGGCCGTCCAAATCGGTCAGAAAATCGCTCACAAACTTTATCTGGCATATAAGATACAAAACTGCGCTCATGCCCACAATAGCCATGATAACGGATAAAATCAGGGTCGTGACAGTCCAGGCGGTAAGCTGTGGATCGTTCGGGTCGTGCTCATCGCGGAAGGCGCGGATCTGTTTATCCTCGGATTTGATCGAATGAGGGGCGTACTCAAAGTACGGGGGGATAGGTTTTTTCATGATCTGAAATAATTTAGCGCAAGTACAAAAATTCCCGTAGCATTAACGCCAGCCACAAACATAGCGATACCAGCCTCATTCGGACGGTCTTCTTTATTTCTGTTCCATGAGTAAAGGTTCATAATCAAAAAAATCGTGTTCAATATTATTAACATAATGTTTTTGTTTAAAATGCGATCCCATACCGGATTATCCGCTTCCCCGTCTTAGTCTTTACCCATTCCTTCGTTATGGAATGAGTCTTGCTGATCTCCGATATTCGCCCGGATAAGTTGACGCACCCGAAAAGTTTGTATGCGTCAAGCTGGGTCACAGTTTTACCACGTAGCATGTGGTCAGTGATCGATTTGTTTTGGCTTTCTGTTGTCATAAGTTTTGGTTTTGATATGCCTCTATTGCTTTAAAAATCTGTAGTACTACTTGAGGGACTACTGCGTTACCTCCTGCTTTGATTGATTCGTTTCTCCACTTAGAAAAGGTAATTCCGTCCAGTCGGGAGGAAAGCCCATCATCTCCATCACAAACCGGGGATTGAGTTGGGAAGTCTTGCCACCCATATCCCTGACCATTTTCGGAATAGACTCCTGCTTTCTTTTTCCCGTGTTCTTTTCCGGTGTGTCCGAAGCCATTGGCGTTGGAAGCAACACATTCGGTAAACTGAATTGCTCCTTCCATCCCGCGCCAGTTCTGCCCTTGTAATCCCTTTGATTCGGTGTCGGCAACATTTGCCTTACCACTACGTCCCGCAGATTGCTTAGCTGCTTTCTTCCCGGGCGTGTGACTGTCATTTCCTTTTCTATGGCCTTGTCCGTTTTTGGAGCCATGTGATCCATTGTTACCGGAGTAGGCAACAAACCAGATTCGGTCGCGTCTGTGGGGAGCATTGACGGCACAAGCTGGAAGTAAAAACGGTGTGACTTCGTAGCCTTCATTTTCCAAGTCAGCCTGCACTTCATCGAATACCAACCCTCCATTCCAATTAGTAAGGCCGCGAACGTTTTCGCCCACAATCCAGGTCGGTTGAATCTCTCGAATTGCTCTAAGCATTTCCGGCCAGAGATGGCGGTCATCCTCTTTTCCAAGTCGCTTTCCGGCTGTGCTGTATGGCTGGCATGGAAACCCTCCGGTGAGGATGTCGATCTTTCCTCGGTGAATAGTGAATTCTGTTTTTGTAATGTCTCCATAACTGATAGCCTTTGGCCAGTAATATTTTAAATGTCTTTGCGCGAACTCGTTCCATTCGCAGTGAAATACATTCTCCCATCCCATCCACTCGGCAGCTAAATCAAACCCTCCAATACCAGTGAATAAACTTGCGTGTTTCATGTATCTACAATTTACAAAATAATTGAAAGCGTGCGGGGATTATTGGTTACTTGAAATTGAACAAAAAACACCCTCCCGATTCTCCCCGCGCGGTTAGCCGTCTGCTTACCGGGCTTTCAATTACTTCAATAGGTTAAGAATATCCAGTTTTTCTTTGATGGCAATACCGAGCTTTACGCCCATGTATTCGAAGTCCTCCGCTTTCGGAAATACTTCTATGTGAACAATCTTGTGCTTGTCCTCTTTCATCCGGTGGTCAAACGTTACGAAGTGGCAAACGTCCGATTTGGTGAACAAAAGATTTGCCTGGCACTGCCAGTAGTATTCCGGGAAGTCACGCTTCAAATCCCACTGATCGGTAAGCATCAGGTATTTAACCTGGTTCACGGAATTGTACGGGGCTTTAATTTCTACAATCTCGTTCTTGCCTTTTATCTTCCTGTCCGGGCTTCCGCCAGCATGATCCCCAAACGGCACGAATGAAAGTATGTCGTACTCAATACCGCCCATGAACTTGGAAAACTCCTCTGCCGCAATAGGTTCCATATCTTCCCCGTGTTGGGTTGCAAAGCTGAATACTTTCTGCTTGGCTATTCCGGTAAGTGTTTCCGCTACCTTTTCCTCGATGTAGGATTTAGTGTCTTCATTCATGCACCTCGGGTCTTCGATCATTTTGGCCTTTGACCCCGGCCCGGATTTAGGCCTCATCTTCAATTCAGCCGGTGTCATAGGTCGCCTACCGTCTTTCATGAGTCTGTAAAACTCCGATGCGGTAAACCTTCCGGCCCGGATGTCTATCCAATTCTGTGAACCCTGTTCACTTGCTTCGGCTAAAGCTATATCCAGTGCATCCATTAGTTCAGGCGTTTTGTGGTTGGTAATGCGCCCTCAAGCAGGGCTTTCTGTTCGGTGTTCAAAATGAACGTTTCGGTAATGAGCGGAAGTAAATGCTCCTCCCCGGCCTCAATGCGTTTCAGGGCGGCAGCCATAGCCTCGTCAGTAATGGGCTTTAAAGCAGGTTTAAACACGTCTACTTTTTTCCGGTTAATATCCCTGCCGAAAACCTTTCCAAGCGTCTGAGCGGCAGATTTGAGGGCTTCCGCGCCAAGTTTGGGGAAGGCAAGGTCGAGCGCGTTCTTTTTCTTGGTCATGTTGAACTCCGCGACCAGCGCATCCTTGTCCTGCGTAATTACAACGGATGCCCACCCGGTGCGCTTTATCGGCTGGCCGGTGACAGGATGCCAAACGGTAAGTTGGACGGTCGCCACAACCTCGTTAAAAATCTGCTGATAGGCCGGTTCGGAACTTTCCCACAACCCTAAAAAAATCTCGTCCAGCGTCATTTGAACAAATGAGATTGGTAGCGTTCTGGCTTTTCCGTCAGGCGTTGGCTCAAACTCCCTGGCATCGGGTTCCGCGTTTAGTTTGCGCTGGAACTCCTGCAATAATACTTTCTGGTCTTGTGTCTTCATTTTATAAATCGTTCTACAAATTTTGGTACTCGGTTAGTGTCAATCTGGTAGCGGGTTTTATCCCCTTCGTGTGGTATTCGTCTCACAAAGAATCCGATGTCGTCCATCAGGTAAATCCACCGGTACGCTGTTCGTTCGCTGCAACACAGCACGGAGGCCACCTGCTCAATGCTTTTCGGCCCTTTTGTTAACTCGTCTATGAGTTTAAAGGCGCGCTGCATTTTATGGCCGAAGTCTGTTTCCATATTGAGATTTAAAGGGTTTCTGGTGTGCCCTTGAGGGCTTCCGTTATTTCTGATTCTATTGCGTCAATGTCTGATGCTGTGGCAAATCCGCGCTGTTCGAATTGAACGCCTTCTATTTCGTTAAGCGTGATCCATACGCATTCAAAAGTTCTGTCAGAACATGGGTCTTTAACTGTGTAAACAACCCCTTCTTTTGGAGTGCCTTCAAGAATTAGCATTCCGGGAGGAACCCGTACAAAAACAACGTTTTGCCCTTTGTGAAATAGCTGCTCCATACCCCTACACTTTTTCAACTCCAGTACCTTCACAGAATGAACACTTGCCTTCAATGGCTACACCATCGGAGTTGTCGCGGGAAAATTCTCCGCTACCACCGCAGAACTCACACTTTGAATTAAAGTTGATTCCCAGTTGTACTTTAATCTCCTCAATCAATCGTTTCACTTCATCTAAGAAGTCCGCGCCTGATGTGGTTAAAGAGCGCGTATCGGTTTCGTCAATCTTGTCCACCAGGGTTTCCAGCTTGCATAACCGCATTGTCTTTTGGTAGAACTCGTCAGGGGTGATGGGTTTAATTTCCTCTGTGTTTTTATGTTCAATGTCTTCCAGTTCAGCGTCTGTAATTGCCCATCCAACACCTGCATTTGGGTCGATCGCCCAGTAACATAATTTGTTGCCAATTGTAACATCGTCATGGGTTATTTCAACTATTGTCCCATTCTTAAGCCCATGTCCGTAATGGCAGGCCACCACCTTCGCCTTATCTCCTACTTTTCTTTTTAGTGTCATAGTCTTTTGAGGTTTATTCTATTTCCTTAATTGAGTAGCCCTGTGGCTTAGTAGCTTTCTGGATTACGTCAAACATTTTGTCTTGAGCCTTGCTGAGTTCATCACCGGCCGCTGTAGCTTCTGAAATGGTTGTCAGTAATTCGCGCGATGCTTCCAGTAATTCCGGAGCGGCTGCGATTAGTCGGGCGTTGGCTTCATTGCGAGCAACATCACTGTAAAATCTTTTGTCCTGTCCATGAAAGCGCGCTGGCTGTACCATTAAGCATATAAAACCATCTTGCGTTCTTATCCCGTTTCCAGACTCAGAAGTTTTCTGTTGATACCACGGCCCTTTAGTGTGTTGTGTGTTATTTGTTTCCATTGGGGAATGAGGTTTTAGTTATTAACTGCTTCAATCATTAAAAAAGCATCGTTTACGCGGTCACCCTTACGTCCGTAGGTACGGCTCATGAAAATAGCAGCCTCGCAGTAGTCGTTAAGAATCTCCGGTGACAGGTCACACTTGTTGTCAATTTGTGCCTCCATTTCGCAGAGGAACTTATTAAGGTGCTGGATCAGCAGGCCTTCGTTTTTGGTGGTGTTTGTAAAGTTCATGGTGCTTTTGTTCTGTTTGGTGGGTGTTTAAAGTTACCGGTTTACGCGGAGCCGGTGCGCGCCCTCCTGAACTTATCAGGAAACAGGAAAGATTAACAAACCGCTGTTGTCACGTCACCGTTTAGGTAGTAAATATCAAAGTCGTTATTTTGCTCATTGTCTTGCAACAAATCCCGCAAGTAGGTCATTTCATCTTGATTGATAATTCTTTCTTCGCCTGAAATCATTGTGATGCGGTATGCGCCTTCGTATATTTCTTCTGCTTTCAGGATGTTGAAGGCCTCTTTTTGTAGCATTTTAACGGTCTGTACGTCTGAGTTCATGCCACGTGCGTAAATAAAATCTTGCGTTTTCATAATTGATAAGTTTTTAAGTTTCCCCGGCCAGCACCGCGCCAACCGTGATACATAGGTACGATGAAATATTTATTTCTCCAACTATTTTTTTAATTATTTATTTTGTACGTTTACGCTCATGAAGCCGAAAGAAACCAGGGGAAGACCCAAAAAATACGATTTTACGCTAAAAAAGGGACAATCTATGTCAGAGCCTTTCAGCGTTGGCGCAAGAACCACAGCATTAAAGTTTGCCAAAAGCAAGGGGTGGAAGTACCGAACTTGGCGGGAAAATGAAAATTTAATTGTAATGCGTTTAGCCTAACTAAAAGAGAAACCACATGACAACACTCGATATTTTGCATAAGCGTATTCTGGTTACAGTGAAAGAATCTTACGGAAAGATTGAAGTAACTGAGTACAAGATTTTGGAAATAAGCCCATCAGGAAAGTGGGTAAAATGCCAAAGCATGACGGGGAATAAGTTTTGGAAGATGTATTCCGATCTTACTGTTGTTGAAGTTCTTGCAGCTTTAGAGGCTAAACCAAGTTAGTTATTTGACATTACAGGTATTTGGGGTGTCGTTTTTGGCAACAATTTAAACTGGTAGTAGGTCGCGAACGAATCCAGTCCCAGCGTATGGCAAAGGAGTAATTACCGGAGTCAAAAGCTGAAAGGGGCGATCCCTTTAACCCGGTTCGAATCCGGGACACCCCACGAAATAGTAGGCGAGAAGGACGGTGTTGGAGCCGACTTGAAAACTTAGACCACGAAAAGGAAACGATATGAACAAGGGTAGGCGACAAGAATTGACAAAACTCAAGTTTAAAAAACGTCTTAAAAATCTTGGATTGAAACAGGATAACCCGAGAGATTACACCTGCTTCAAGCACCAAGCAAAACCATGCAGTTGCGCAATGTGTTCGCCCAGAGGTGAGAAATCGAAATACAAGTCACTCAAAAAAGTAACCGGTAACAAACTTGAACTGAAATGAGCCGTTTTGCAAAAACCGTTTAAATCGCTTAGTTTTGGCTTGGTTAACCAAAATTTTCAAAAATGGCTGGTAAACACGGAGGCCCAAGACCAAATTCAGGTCGTAAGTCTATGATCGAAGAAGGAAATGTAAAGGAACTCATCAGGAAAGCAACTGCGGAGATAGGAGGTGAGGAAGCCTTTATACGGGTATGGAAAATGATTCTTGAAAAGGCTTTAGCAGGCTCCGACAAACACGCCCAAATCCTGCTTAACTACTATCACGGCAAACCAAAGGAAAACCTGGAGCAACCTACAGAAATGATTATCAATGTCATCCGTAAGCATTGATTTTACCCTAAAGGAACTTCATCCAAAGCAGCAGTACATTATTGACAACGCTGGCCGGTTTAATCATTTGCGCTGCGGTCGAAGATTCGGCAAAACAACACTAATAGACGAATTAAGCACCCCGGCACTGGACGGCTGGCCGATTGGAATATGGTTCCCAACCTACAAAGACCTTTCCGAGGTGTGGAAGGAACTTAAAAAGACCTACAAAGACATCATTTTTCGCAAGGATGAACAGCTAAAGCAGATCGAGCTTGTCACGGGCGGTATTATTGATTTCTGGTCAATGGAAGACCCCGACTCCGGGCAGGGAAGGAAGTACAAACGGGCGATAATTGATGAATCCGCAAAGGCCGCTAAACTTTACCAAGCTTGGGAGAATACAATCCGCCCAACGCTGACCGACTACAAAGGCGATGCGTTCATTTTAAGCCGCCCAAAGGGGAAAAACAACGGCTTTTTTAAGCTGGAAGAAAAGCACAAGCAGTTCGACAACTGGAAATTCTTTCATTTCACCACATACGACAACCCCCACATCGACCCGGCAGAAATCGAGGAAGCCAAAGCGCAACTGGACGACATCACATTCCGTCAAGAGTACATGGCCGAATACGTGGATGCCAATGACAAGCCATTCCTGTACGCTTTTGACCAGAAAGACCACGTTATAAAGTCCTACACGCCAAACAAAAACCTGCCGATTATTATCAGCTTCGACTTCAACAAGGAGCCAATGACCTGTATTGTCGGGCAGTCTACAGATATTAGAAACCTGACCATTTTTGACGAAATACGGGTTAACAATGGGTCAACCCCTGAACTTTGCGAAATGCTGGTAGCGAAATACCCCGGCTGGCTTGGCAGGATATGGATAACCGGGGATGCCTCCGGCCACAACCGCAGCCCATTAGTTCGTGGTGGGCTGAATCACTACATCATCATCAAAAAAACACTGAGGGCTAAAGACTTTCAGATGAAAGTTAGAAAGGCTAACCAAAGCCACGAAAATTCAAGAATGCAATGTAATTCAGTGTTACAAAACGCTGATTTTAAGATAACGGAAAACTGTAGGGAAACTATTCTGGATTGCGCATATGCCGCAGTTGATGATCAGGGTAAAATATTGAAAACTCAAGATCAAGGACGGCACTTTTTCGACAACGTCAGGTACATGATCGATGCCCAATTCTACGACTTCATCGACAACCCTAAGAAGTATGAAAAATGATTTTTTAAAAGATTTTTTTAACAGACCGTTTAGTAAATCAGTCTGTTTTTCGGTATCTGTATCTAAAAACAGAAGGAAGGATGCGGGCATCTATTTCATTTTTTACAATAAAAAACTTATGTACATTGGTATGTCTGAAATATCAGTGTTCAAAAGGTTGAAGGATCACGCCAAAGAAAACAGAATACCTTTTGACAGTTTTGATTTTGCGATATTCGGCCCGTCAATGAACCTAAGAGCACTTGAAAGTGATTTGATAAAAAAACTTAACCCGCCATACAATGTCAGGCTGTAATATCATAGGCTGCGGCCCCACAGGATCGCTTTGGGACGGACTTGGGTTCAGCGTAGGGGTAAACGACTGCCTTAAGTTTGGAAGGCCTGTAAACGCCCTGGTTTGCGTTAACGTATTCAGCAAGGAACCGGATAGGCAGCGCATTGTAAATGAAACAAAGACAACACACGGTTTTTGGTCACACTCCAGGCAATGGCAGCACCGGGAGGACTTCAAAAAGCTGGATATGCAGCAGTGGGCAGGTCGGTACATTCAAGGCCGGGTTTATTGGTCGCATACTTCCACCTTCATAGCAATAACTTTGGCTGTGAAAGTTGGCTATACGGAAATAGTACTTTACGGGTGCGATTTAACCGACCATAAGCACGTAAAAAACAAGGTTCTTGCTGACGAGATAAAAAATACATTGGAACTTTCGCGGGAGCTGGAAAAGATTGGGGTGAAATTGTATATTTACAAGGCATACGGGGCTTTTAAGGATCACTTACCGTCAATAACCGAATGACAAAAGAGCAATTTTTCGATAAAGTCTATCCTGAGCCAATGTCAGGATGCTGGCTTTGGTCGGGAAGGCACGACAAGAACGGATACGGTAGGATTTCAAATTTTCCACATCAGCTTGCGCACAGACAATCATACGCTTACGCAAAAGGTGAATTTGATTTAAATAAACACCTTTTACACACTTGCGATAATCCTGCATGCGTTAATCCAGATCATTTATACTTAGGTGATCAACGTCAAAATAACATTGATAGAGATTCTCGCGGGAGACAAAAAACAAAAAGAGGATGCGAGCATAAGTTATCCAAATTTACGCAAGAACAAATATCAGAAATAAGGTCTTTATATAACAAAAAGACTCATCCAAGCAGGAATTTAGCCGTAATTTATGGATGTAGTCAAAAGGCTATAATGAACATCATTAACCATAAGAGTTATAAATGAAGTTCGCTACAATTACGCCCGATAGAGGCGATAGAAAGCCTCTAATGGACTTCTGCAAGTACCAGATCGGCCGATTTGAGGTAAAGCCGGATAAAAGCTATTTCATTGATTACGCCCCACGAAGTGAAGGCATTGACATTGTTCCGAGAGTTCTTGAAGGCATAGAACGTGCAAAAGAGGACGGTTTTGATCTGGTGTTTATTCTGGAATCTGACGACTTTTACGACCGAACATACTTCAACCACATACCAGATGCCGACTTCATTGGAGAATCCAATTCGATCTACTACAATCTCCGCAACAAGACCTATCAGAATTTTAATCATCCGGGACGATCCAGCCTATTCACTACTGGCTTCAAAATATCCGCACTGAAAGGATTTAGGCCGAAAGAAAACGACCGCTTTTTAGACATAAGCCTTTGGAAGTACGCTTTCGATGCAGGTAAAACTGTAGCATTCCGGGAAACTGGGGCGATCGGGATAAAGCACGGGATTGGACTTTGTGGCGGTAAAGGTCACAAACTTGTGATGAAGCACAAAGACAGTAATTTAGAGTGGCTGTCAGAGCATGTAGATTCGGAGGCTTTTGAATTTTATAAGAATTTGAAGTTATGAGATTAACAAAGGAAATGTGGCCTTTTTTGGAACATTACCAAGATTTGCCGCCAATTTTTTATATATCAAAATCATTACTCTCGCCTATACAATCGTCATTTAAAAAACTCAAGCATTTAATTGAAGAAGTTAAGCCAATTGAAAGGACTTTGCTTTTTGGAAATGTGGCTGTTGCTTACAAATGGGATAATAGGCACAATGTTTACATTACCATTCTTGATGGTGATGATACACATCACTTTAGAATGGAAATTCTACCTGAATTATCCAAAATAGAAGGAGGTGCTTTCATAAGAATTTACGGTAGCGGCCAAGAAAGGTATTTTGATAATGTATATTTTAAAAGCACTTTACATTCTTACGGAACGTGGATTGCATTTACAGAGTTGTTTCTTCAATACGCTGAAATTGAGCAGAAAACGTTACCGCCAAGTCGTCAAATTTGGGATGGCCTTAATTGCCTTTATAACAACAAAACCAAAAGTGAGATAACCATAGTAGATTCGACTTGGTTTACCACACTGGTTAAATCAGACGGCTTTAAAGTTCGTGGGCATTTCAGGCTACAGCCTTGCGGTGAGGGCAACAAAAGCCGTAAATTGATATGGGTAAGTGACTTTGAAAAGGAAGGTTACACAAGAAAGGCAAAGATTGAATCGGTATGAAAATAGCCTTCATCGGTAACTTTGAGGCTGAATTTAGTAGTGAAAACTACTACCTAAAAACCTTTTTAAGCCTTGGGCATGAGGTTATTACTATTCAGGAAAATAAATGCAGGATAAGTGACATCTGGCCTACTTCGGTTAAGTATGACATGCTTTTTTGGGTTCATACTCACGGATGGGACATTGGCCGCGACAAAGGGGTGACTACTTCATTGCTGAAAGAGCTTAAAAAATTAGGCATTCCAACAGTAGGCTATCATTTGGATTTATGGCTCGGCCTCCAGCGCGAGCGCGACCTGAAATCCGATCCTTATTGGAACATTGAACACTTCTTCACGGTGGATAAGTTAATGGCCGATTACCTAAACAATGAAACCACTACAAAAGGCCATTTCCTTCCCCCTGGCGTACCTGAATCTGAGTGCTTTATAGGAACTCCCAACCTTAAAAAATACCCTCATGAAATCATCTTCACAGGCTCCAAGAATTACCATCCAGAACACAAGTACCGGGGTCAGCTCATTGATTGGCTTCACCGAACTTACGGGGACAGATTTGCGCACTATGGAGGCGGTGGAAAAGAAACAATCCGGGGAAAAGAACTCAACGACCTTTATGCGAGCGCGAAGATCGTGGTAGGCGATACACTTTGCAAAAACTTCACCTATCCTTACTACGTCAGTGACCGGTTTTTTGAAGTGCCGGGGCGTGGGGGGTTTATGATTTTCCCGTACATTACGGGTACAGACCAATGGCTAGAGCCGAACGAAGAAGTAGTATTTTATGAGTACGGTGATTTTACTGATCTTAGTAGGAAAATTGATCATTATCTTTCTGACGAGAAGAACCGGGAAGAAATCAGGCTAAAAGGATTTGAACGCTGCAAGGCTGAACACACTTACCGACACAGGATTGAACACATTTTTAAAACAATATTTGGATGATAGATGTAGTTTGGTGGGGCGCAAGCAGAGGTAATTGGGATCATGGCCTTTTAATGTCTGTATTTGACCGAAATCCGGAGGTTTTTTTACAGCATAACACACTTTTGCCCAATCAATTTGAAAGGGCGATAGTTATTATAACAGGCAATCCAGAAAGTCAATCTTACCTACAGATGTATTTAAGATTGCTTAAATCCGGCATAGTAATATTCACCTCAGACGAAGAAGCCCGTTGGGATATTCCCGCAATAGTGCCGCCTCATTTGGAGGTTTGGAGCCAATACTACAAGCCAGGCATGAACGTAAAACAGCGTTTGTTGATGGGCTACCCGAGCAGGCTAAAGGACTATAAAATCAATCTAACGCAGGAGAAAAAATACTTATGGTCATTCGTTGGGCAGGTGCAAAATCCGTTCCGGCAGCAGTGCGTTGATACGTTGAAGAAGATGCCGGACGGGTTTTTGAGAACGACCGATTTATTTGGCGGTGTGTGTGAAAAGGCAATTGAATATCAAGAGTACCTTGACATTTGCGCACAGTCAAAGTATGTTATTTGCCCATCCGGCAGCTTTACGGCTGAATCCTTCCGCCTTTACGAGGCTATGGAGTGCGGTGCGATACCGATTGTTGACGCTCGCAGCCCGGTTAACAGCAAGGATTTCAACTACTGGAATGAAGTATACCCAAAACACAAACTTATCACCGTTAACTACTGGGATGAAAAGGCGTTGAGCGCAATACTGAACATTCCAAACGATAACAACTGGTGGAATCAATACAAAAAAGAACTTGAGGAAAAACTAATCGCTGTAGCAAATGGCTAATCGGGCAAAAAAAGATGTTTTGATTAGATTCATGGCAAACATCACCATCAATGAAAATGGATGTTGGCTTTGGAAAAAGTCTAATAGGGATAATGGATATGTTGATTTTGTAGTTGATGGTAAAAAAATACGCGCTCATATTTGGTCATATCTTCATTTTAAGGGTAATTACGACAGAAAATTAGACCTCGATCACACATGCCATAACAATTCTGGTTGTTCTGGCGGAAAATCTTGTGAGCATAGAAGGTGCGTAAATCCAGATCATTTAGAGCCAGTTACAAGAAAAATAAACGCCAATAGGGGTGAGGTTGGGCATTACCTTTCAAAAAGAACTCATTGCCAAAATGGACACGAATACACATCAGCAACCAGACTTAGGAAGGATGGAGTTAGACGTTGTTCGGAATGTCGTAAAATAGAATACCAAAAAAGAAAAGAAAAATGGTTGAAATGATTAACACCCAGATAAATGGGGAGTGGGAGCTAATTTTGCCTAAACATAGGCATTTGCGCCCAGAGTGGACAAGCCCTGAAGGATGGGAAAAGGCTCGGTTGCAGGCAATGAAAGGCCGTATTGATAAAGGTGACATTGTTTACTATGTGGGAGCTGAAGAATTTGACCTTTGCGCTTTGCTTGCTTTATGGGGGGCAGAATTAGTTGCATTTGAGCCTAATCACAAAGTTATACCAAACGGTAAGGCTATATGGGAAGCTAATAATTTACCATTACCAAAGGCTTGTTTTGTTGGATTTGCATCTGATAAAAATAAGTATACACCTGGGTCTCTTGTGATAAATGGATTTCCGGCCTGTGCAGACGGTAAAGTTATCGGTGATCATGGATTCATGGAGCTACGAAACAGGAATGCTGACGAAATAACTATTGATGAAATGGTTAAGGTAACAGGGTTTATACCAAAGCACATTTCAATTGATACGGAAGGAAGTGAGGGCTTAGTTTTGCGTGGTGCAGAACATACGATACTAAATCACAAGCCGGTTATATGGTTATCAGGACATCCGGAGTTTTGTTTTGATCAGTACGGTGAATACCTTAACGACATCCGGAATTGGATTAAAGACAGAGGATATACCGAAAAATTGTTAGACTATTCACATGAAGTTCATCTGATGTACCTGCCGAAATGATAACTACTTTAATCCCTACAAGCCCAATCCCAAGCCATCCAAGCACCGCAATTTTGGATGAAACAATTTCCAACATCAGGCGGTATACGGACGGCTTGATTATCATCATGGCTGACGGGGTGCATCCAAGCCTGAAACACCGTAAAGAGGCATACACGGAATACCTGAACCAACTTCCGGACAGGTACAAAAATACCGCAGTATGGCAATTTGGAGGCCATCAGCACCAGGCGCGAATGACCCGTGCTGTGCTGGAAACAATCACGGATGATATTATCATGTTCTGCGAGCATGACGCGAGTCCTATAGGTGACATTCCGTTTAAAGAGATATGCGACCTTGTGCGGGATAGCGAAGAAATCAATTACGTTCGGTTTAATATCTTCGAACAGATCCCAAAAGAACACGGGTATTTGATGCTTGGAGCAGAAACGCACAATGAAATACCATTGCAGCGCACAATACAGTGGTCACAACGCCCGCACATCGCTAAAAAGGCGTGGTATCAGGATATTCTGAATATGCACTTCGGCAAAGAGGACAGAACAATGATCGAGGACGTAATGCACTCGGTTGTGCAGGTTGAGTACGACAAAAAAGGCCGGGACACGTTTGGACTGGCTATTTACACCCCGGAAGGCAACCAATTACGCAGTTTTCACTCGGATGGCAGGGGTAAGGATGAAAAAATAATCACAGGATGAAAATCGGGCTGATAGCGCGAATGGACAATACAGGCCTCGGCATACAGTCGAAGGAGTTCTTCGATCACATCCCCTCTAAAGTTCTAGCGATCGATTCAAGCGCGTTAGGAAACTCCCCTGTTTTGAATTGCTACCCAGACCGCTTCCCCGGGGCGACCATTCACAAGCTCCGCAAGGGTGAATATATACCCGAAAGCCTGATTCAGTCGTTTATCAAAGACATTGACGTACTTTTTTGCATGGAAACGCCTTACAATTACCGGTTTTTCAGTGCATGCCGGGAAAAAAGGAAGAAAACAATACTGCAATTCAACTACGAGTTTTTAGAATACCCAAACAACGTACTTCCGCCACCGGATTTGTTTGCCGCTCCAAGCAAATGGCATTATGACGATGTTCCGCGTAACAAAGTGTTTCTACCAGTTCCGGTAAACACCCACAAATTCACACCAAAGCAGGAATTACGGACTTTTGTTCATGTGGCAGGCCGACCAGCCATCCACGACAGGAACGGCACTCAGACGCTTTTAAATGCCCTACAGCACGTTACTGAGAAAGTGACTGTAATCATCCGGGCTACACAAAGAATGAGCGTCAGAAGCCCAAGAAGCAACGTTAAACTGGTTGTTGACGACAGTTACAGGCCCAACTATTGGGAGGCTTATACTGGAGGGGTATTGATCATGCCGCGCAAGTATGGCGGTCTGTGCCTGCCGATAAACGAGGCGTTAGGTGCTGAAATGCCAGTGATTGCCCCGGATATTTCACCGAATAACCTGTGGTTGCCGAAAGAATGGCTTACCCCGGCCAAAGAATCAATCAAACTACAGGCGCGGAAAATAGTTGACGTTTACGAACCAGATGCCAGATCGCTGGCCGCTAAGATTGACCAGTTTTGCGATGAAGGATTTTACCTGAATGCCATTGATAAGGCCATGGGATTGAAGGAATCAATTTCATGGGATAGT